ACAGGGCAGTACGACACCAGTCTGGGAGCGACATCGAATGAGCGATCGGGCAAGGCAATTATGGCGCGTGAGCGTCAGTCTGATACTGGCACTTATCATTACGTGGACAATCTGGCGCGGGCTATTCGGCACGTTACCCGTCAAATTGTTGACATAATCCCAAAGATTTACGACACCCAGCGGGTTGCTCGCATCATTGGTGTGGACGGCGACACCGACATGGTCAAGCTCGATCCTACCCAACAAGAGCCGGTCAAGAAGATCGTCAACCAGCAGGGTATCGAGATCGACAAGATTTACAACCCAAGCGTCGGTAAGTACGACGTCGTGGTAACCACTGGCCCGTCCTACATGACCAAGCGTCAGGAAGCGCTGGACGCAATGGGCATGATCCTGCAGTCCAACCCGCAGCTCTGGCAAGTCGCAGGCGACCTGTTTATCAAGAACATGGACTGGCCAGGCGCTCAAGAGATGGCCGAGCGGTTTGCTCGCGTCATCGATCCAAAGGTGCTGGGCGACGGTTCGGACGACTCGCCCGAGATGCAGATGGCCAAGCAGCAGATCGAGGCGATGGGCCAAGAGATGGATCAGCTCCAGCAGATGCTGCAGAACGTCGGCAAGTCGATCGAGGTGCAGGACTTGGAGCGCAAGAACTTCGAAGCCGAGATCAAGGCGTACCAAGCCGAGACGCAGCGTCTGTCTGCCGTGTCTGGCGCTATGACACCGGATCAGGTGCAAGACGTCGTCATGCAAACGCTGCGCGACGTTATGAGCGCAGGCGACTTGGCGATGAGCGAAGGTGGCCTAGAGCTGCCGGGCGAGATGCCGATGCAGGAAATGCCGCCGGAAATGCAACAAATGCCGCCGGAAATGGGTATGATGCCGCCTGAAATGGCAGAAATGCCGCCCGAGGAGCCAAGAGTATGAGCTGCGCCAATTTTGTAGGCATTCTGTTTTTGGGCCGCGATGTGGCTCATTCGGTGCATTTGAACACCCGCAGCTACGCCAAACACGTCGCGCTGAACACGTTTTACGACGAGATTGTCGACCTAGCGGACAAGTTTGCCGAGGCGTACCAAGGCCGTCACGGGCTGATTGGCGCCATCTCGCTGCAGTCGACCAAGAAGCCCGGCAACATCGTCGAGTTCTTGCAGGATCAACTCGAAGAAATCGAAGAGATGCGCTACAAGGTGGTCGATAAGTCGGACAGCCCGTTACAAAACATTATTGATGAGATCGTTGGGCTGTACCTGTCAACCCTATACAAATTGAAGTTTCTTGCTTGAGGTAAATCATGGCAAATTACACCTATATCACCGCGTCGACCAACATCAAGCCGATGGCGGGCAAGTTGAAAGGCATCTTTGTCAGTTCTGCCTCCAGCACCCCGACCATCACCGTTTACGATTCGGCGTCTAACACAACCACCGCCACCATTCTTGGTGTGTTTACCCCGGCGGCTGCGACGTCTTACGTATTGCCGCTAGATGGTGCGTACGCAAAAAACGGACTTTATGTGGCGATTGGTGGTACAGTTGCCGCAACAGTAATTTGGGAGTAAATTTGCATTAACCGTACTGGCACGGCAAGCCAGGGATTCTCAAGGGAATCGACAATGTCTGATGAAGTACAAAATGAACTAGCGGCAGTGCCCGCGCCGGAACCGGAACTAACGGCAGTACCGGAACCCGAAGTAACAGCGCCGGAAACTGAAGAGCCAAAACCAGCCAAGACCTTCACACAAGAAGAGTTAGACGCTGCAATTGGCAAGCGGCTTGCAAGAGAACAGCGTAAGTGGGAAAGAGAACAAGCTCGGCGACAGCAGGAAACTGCACCGCCCGCGCCAGCTCCTTCGTTAGAGCAATTTGAGTCGGTTGATCAGTACGCAGAAGCGTTAGCTGCTCAAAAGGCAGAAGAGTTGCTTGCTAAGCGAGAAGCTGATCGCGCTCGCATGGAAACGCTCGAGGCTTACCACGACCGTGAAGAGGAAGCTCGGGGCAAGTACGAGGACTTTGAACAAGTCGCGTACAACCCGAACCTACCGATCACGACCGTGATGGCTGAGACAATCCAAGCGTCGGATGTTGGGCCAGACTTAGCGTATTACCTTGGCACCAACCCGAAAGAAGCTGATCGTATTTCTCGTCTGTCGCCGTATATGCAAGCCAAAGAGATTGGCAAGATTGAAGCTAAGTTAAGCGACAATCCGCCGGTCAAGAAAACGACAAGCGCCCCACCGCCGATCGCGCCCATTAGTGGCCGTGGCACTGGAGCACCGGCTTACGATACGACCGACCCACGTTCTATCAAGAACATGTCGACGTCAGAATGGATCGAAGCGGAGCGCCAGCGCCAGATCAAAAAGTGGGAAGCTCAACGTAACCGCTAATTTTTTTAAGGACTATCATGGCAAACTCGATTCTTACTATCGACATGATCACCCGCAAGGCGCTCGAAATCCTCGAGAACAACCTGGTGATCACTCGTAACGTCAATCGTCAATACGACGATTCTTTCGCCGTTGAAGGCGCTAAAATCGGTTCGACTCTGCGTATTCGTTTACCAGATCGCGCTTTGGTAACTGACGGTGCCGCTCTGCAAGTGCAGGACGACAACGAACAGTTCACCACCCTGACTGTTGCTTCGCAGAAGCACATCGGTGTTAACTTCACCTCCGCCGAACTCACCATGCAGTTGGATGACTTCGCAGAGCGTGTTCTTAAGCCTCGTATTTCGCAGCTTGCTTCGTCGATCGACGCTGACGTTGCTAACGCATACAAGGGCGTGTTCAACTCGGTTGGTACCCCTGGCACCACCCCATCGACTTCGCTCGTTCTGCTGCAAGCTCAGCAGAAGCTGAACGAAAACGCTGCTGTGATGGCACCACGCTACGCAACCGTTAACCCAGCTGCTAACGCTGGTCTGGTTGAAGGCATGAAAGGTCTGTTCAACCCGACCGACACCATCAGCCGCCAGTTCAAGAACGGCATGATGGGCATGGGCGTGTTGGGCTTCGACGAAGTCAACATGTCTCAGTCGATCAAGCAGCACACCAACGGCGATTGGGGCACTTCCATCACCGTGACTTCGACCGTTACCACCGAAGGTCAGTCGACTCTGCCAATCAGCTTCACTGGCTCGTCGAAGACTTGGAACGTGGGCGACGTGTTCACCATCGCTGGCGTGTTCGCAGTTAACCCACAAACTCGTGAGTCCACCGGCTCGCTGCAGCAGTTCACCGTGACTGCCGCTGCAACTGGTAGCTCCACTGCGACCCTGTCGATCAGCCCTGCGCTGTATTCCGCAACCCAAGCACTGGCCACCGTTTCCTCGCTGCCTGCAGCAAGCGCTGTAGTAACCATGTTGGGTTCGGCTGCAACTGCTTATCCGCAGAACTTGATCTACCACAAGGATGCGATCACTTTTGCTACCGCCGACCTGTTGATGCCACAAGGCGTGGACATGGCTTCTCGCCAAGTTCACAACGGTATTTCGATGCGTATTGTTCGTCAGTACGACATCAACAACGACCGTCTGCCTTGCCGTATTGACGTGCTGTACGGCTTTAGCACGATCCGTCCGCAAATGGCTTGCCGCATGTGGGGCTAAGCACTGGTGGGGGCTTCGGCCCCCATTGACGACTCTATTTGAAAGGAAATTATCATGGCACTTCCTAACGGCGCAGGCGGCTATCAGATTGGTGATGGCAACCTTAACGAAACCATTTTTCAAGTTACCCCCGTTCCTGCTACTGCAACCGCAACCGCAACACTGACTGCAGATCAGATTCTGAACGGCATTTTGCTGGGTAGCCCCGGCGCATCGGCTGCCAGCTACACGCTGCCAACCGTAGCTGCTCTTGAGGCTGCACTGCCTAACTCCGATAAGCCAGGCGTTTCGTTTGACTTTTCTGTTGTCAACGTCGACGGTTCTAGCTCGGGCGTTATCACACTGGTGACCAACACCGGTTGGACGCTCGTAGGTTTGATGACTGTTGTTGCGACTGCAGGCACAGCCCAAATCTTCCGTGCTCGTAAGAGCGGCGTGGGTACTTGGACTCTGTATCGCATCGGTTAAAAACTCTGGGGGCTTCGGCCCCCGTTTTTAAAGGATTAAAAAATGGGCAATACCAAATCAATTGGCGTTGCGTACAGCGACCAAGACATTGACGGCGGCACGATTGGTGCAACTACGCCCTCAACTATTGTTGGCAC